ATGCGCTGGCCCACCATGTCGGGGGTGATGACGATGGTGCGGTAGCCGATGAGATCGGAACTGCCGGGGCAGAGGCCATAGCGCACGAGCTGGCCGCGCTGATCGCGGAGCGCGCCGACGTTGTTGCGCCAGAGGCGCGCCGGGCCGTTGGCGGCCAGCTGGATCTCCGACTGGATCCTGCGCTCATCCGAACGCTCGCGCGCCATGCCTGTTTCCTCGTGCTCGCAGGATGTGATCGGTCCATCCGCGAGAGTAGCCGCGCTCCAGTCTGATGACTTCGAGCTCTTCGCGGGTGCGGGCCCTGGCGACATCGTTGCGCTTTTGCCGGGCGATGACGCCGGCCGGGAGCTCCTGCAACTCGCCCTCGACGGTCGCCAGCTCGCGGCGTGCGGCCTGGGGAAAGACGTGGCCACACTCGGGGCAGGTCGGCGAGGCCGAGGGGATGGCGGAGAAGCAGCTGTCGCAGACCTTGATGGGCAGCGCGTCGCTGGCGGCCCTCTTGCGCTTGGGCTGGCCGTCGAGACTCCAGTCGCGCGGATCGGTCGGGCGGCCGTGGCGAAGCGTGTTGCCGACGTGGTCGTTGATCACCGCATAGGGCTTGCCCGGCGATGGGCGAAGCACTCGGCCGATCTGTTGGAGGTGGAGTCCCAGGCTGTCGGTGGGGCGCAGCAGCATGGCGCCGGTGACCGATGGGATGTCGGTGCCCTCAGAAATGATGTCGCAGGAGGTGAGCACCTTCACCACGCCAGCGCCGAGGTCAGCGATAAGGCGGCGTCGAGCGCCGCGATCCATCGAGCCATCGAGGCGAGCGGCGCTGATGCCCTGGGCGCGGAAGGCCTCGGCCACGGCGTCGGCGTGCGCGACGGAGCAGCAGAAGGCGATGGCGGTGCCGTTGTGGACGGGCTCGATCGTGCGGCGGTAGTGCGAGACCGCATCGCCCATGGCCTGGCCCTGGCGGAGGATCGCCTCTGCGTCGTGCTGGCCCTTGCGGGTGTCGAAGCGCTTGATGCCGCCGAGGTCGATGCCAGGCGGGGCAAAGATGCGCGCGGGCACGAGGAAGTCGTGCTCGGTGAGCCAGGCGGCGTCGGGGCCCTCGATCAGGGTCTCGAACTGATCGCCCAGGCCGCGGCCGTCGAGGCGCTCGGGCGTTGCGGTGACGCCGAGGACGTGCGCGCGGTGATGGTGGGTGAGCACCTTGGCCCAGGTGCCGGCGACAGCGTGGTGGGCCTCATCGACGATGAGCAGCTGGAAGAAATCGGCCGGGATGGTGTGGAGCCGCCGGGCGAGGGTCTGAACTGATGCGACCTGAACGCCCTGGCGAAGATCCTGGCGGTAGCCGGCGGCGATGATGCCGTGCTGGCAGCCGATGGCGTGAAGCGAGCGCGAGGCCTGATCGACGAGCTCCTGGCGGTGCACGAGGATGCAGACGCGGTTGCCGCGGATGGCGGCCTGCTCGGCGATGTAGACGAACGTGTAGGTCTTGCCGCCGCCGGTCGGCAGGACGAAGAGCACGCGCCGCTGGCCGGACTGATAGGCGCCCCGGATCTCGGCGACGGCTGAGGCCTGGAAGGGTCTGAGGGTAACTGACATGCCTGCCACGGTAGGGGTTGACCGTGAGCTGAGGATCGCAGATTATCCCGCGAAATCAATGCCTTGTGAAGGTATGTGACGGTATCCAGCGGGAGGCAGAAGTATGGCGGAGGAAGCCCTTATGGTCGGGCCTGACCCCCACTATTCACAGATGAGCTTCGACCGGCTCCGGCATCACCCGGGGCTTTCCAACGAGGACTACCACCGGCTCAAGGCGGTCAGTCCCAGCCAGATCAAGGTGCTCGGGCGCAGCCCGCTGCATTACTTCGACCAGTTCCTGGCGGAGGACCGTGAGAAGCGTGAGCCGACCCCGGCCATGCTGATGGGCACGGCGCTCCACACTGCGGTGCTGGAGCCCGAGCTGTGGGACAGCACCATCGCGGTGCCGCCGCAGGCGTTCGATCGCCGCAGCAAGGCGGGCAAAGAGCTGGCGGCCGAGTTCGAGCGCGAGAGCGCTGGGAAGATCGTGCTCAGCCCCGACGATGCGGACCAGGTGCGCCGGATGGCGGATGCCGTGCGGAAGCACCCGGCTGCTGGCTTCCTGCTGGAGCTCCCAGGCCGGCGGGAAGCCTCCTACACCTGGAAGGATCCAGCCACGGGGCTGGAATGCAAGACGCGGCCCGACTGGCACAGCGAGGACGGTCGCATCGTCGTGGACGTCAAGACCACGCGCGACGCCAGCCGGGCTGAGTTCGCCAAGAGCATTGCCAACCTGGACTACCACGTCCAGGCGGCATGGAACCAAGACGCGATCGGCGCGCAGCAGTTCATCACCATCGCAGTGGAGAGCAGTCGGCCCTATGCGGTGGCGGTCTATCCCGCGAGCGGGGCGATGATCGCTGCTGGGCAGCGGCGGATCGAGGCGGCGATGACGCTGCTGGCCGAGTGCTGGCAGACGGGCCGCTGGCCTGGCTACGGCGAGCTCGTGCAGGAGCCAATCGACCTGCCGGGGTGGTGCCGTGATTAGGGGGCAGTGGCTCACGCTGCGGCAGCTGCAGCAGTTCCATTGCGAGGCCTACGACGAGGGCGTGCTCTGCGTCGTGCGGATGCTTCGCCTTACTGCTGAGCAATACGACGCGGCGTCGATGCAGCACCCCACGCTCCAACAAGTCGCGGATCAGATCGCGGCGATCCTTTCACAACGACAACAGCAACGAATCCATGAGTGAATCCACAGCATTGACCACGACCAGCCAGCAGCAGAGCGCCGGTGCGCTGGCGTTCCTGCATGACGGCGCCGCCTTCGAGCACCTCTGGCGCGTCGCCAAGGCGTTCAGCATGAGCGGGATGGTGCCGCCGCACTTCCAGGGCAAGCCCGAGAGCTGCATGGTGGCGCTGATGTATGCCGAGCAGCTCGGCGAGCATCCGATGGTGATGTTCCAGGAGACGGGCGTCATCAACGGCCGGCCGAGCACCAGCGCCCGGTTTGCCATAGCGCGAGCCAACAAGTCGGGTCTGCTGCAGGGCGTGATCACCTGGACCGAGAAGGGCCAGGGCGATGCGCTGGAGGTGACGGCGAGCGCGACGCTGCGCGAGACAGGGGAGGTGATCCAGGCCACGGTCTCGATGAAAGAGGCCGCGGCCGATGGGTGGACGCGGAACCCGAAGTATCGGTCGATCCCTGGGCAGATGCTGCGCTGGCGGGCCGCCACCAGGCTGATCAACCTCTACATGCCCGAGGTGCTGTTCGGCCTAGGCGTGCGCGAAGAGATCGAAGTGGCGCCAGTGCGCGTGCAAGATCTGCAAGCCAGTGGATCTACGGGCAATGTAGTGAATGACCTCAACCGCCAGATTGCCGCAACCGTTGCGGTGTCGGAGCCGGATTCTGACAAGAATCAGGCTGTTGCGGAAGCGACTCAGAGTAACGAATCTGAAGCAGAGCAAGTCATCGAAGCTGATGACCCGTTTTAAGGGGGAGGCCCGTTTATGGGTGACCGTGCGTACCTGACTTCCAAGGAGCTCGCCGACCGCTGGCGGCTCAGCGACCAGACGCTTGCGAACTGGCGTTACGCGGGCGAAGGCCCGCCGTTTATCCGGGTTGGCGCCCGGGTGCTTTACCCCTGTGAGGGGATCCACGCTTTCGAGAGGCTGAGCCAGCAATGGCTGAGCAACAAGGAAGAACAACCACAACCATCAACATGAGCGAAATCATCAACACTCTGCTCCGCGCGAGCTCGCACCACTTCATCGGCCGCCTGGGCCGTGATCCTGAAGCTCGTTTCCTGCAGAACGGAAACAGCGTTTGCAACGCCAGCATCGGCATCAACCGGCCAGGCGCCAAGAAGGACGACGGCCAGGAAGCCGACTGGATCAAGCTGGAGATCTGGGGAGAGGATGGCCAGCGGTTTGCGGACACCTGCCGGAAGGGCCAGGAGGTTCACGTGGTGGGCCGGGTAAAGACCGACCGCTGGACCGATCGGAACACGGGTGCAGAGCGCGTAGCGCTGGTGTGCATCGTGAGGCAGTGGCAGCTGATCCAGCAGGCTGCGGCTCCTGCGGCTCCAGCTGGCGCACCAGCACCTGCGGAGCAGCCTGCGCATCTGGCCGCGGCCGGCTGGGCACCCAACCCAGCGAACGGCACCGTGGCCGCGCAGCAGCCTCCGGCTTGGAACAGCGCCCCGCTGTCGGCGCCTGACGACGACGGGATCCCGTTCTGAGGTGATCGCTCCAGAGTTCCTGGCGGCGCTGCGGCGCCGCCACCGGGCTGAGCTGGTGTTGGTGCTCGTGCAGCTGGAACAGGTGGCGCCCGGCTGGTGGTTGACTCTGACCGAGTTGGCCGACCAGCTGGGCACCGACCGGGCAACGCTGAACCGCAGCATCCGCAAGCTGGAGGATCTGGGCCTGCTGCGGCGGGCCTCGATCAGCAACAGCGGCGGCACGTGGATCTGGTGGGTGCAGCGGGCCGAGAGCGATCGGCCGCGGCCGGAGGAGGAGCCGGCCTGGGTGCTGCGCGACATCAGCCGCCACCGGAGCGAGCGGGTGCCGATCGGGCAGCGGTGGGCGTGGGCGCAGCGCCAGGGGATCCCGCGCCAGACAATGCGGAGCTTCCTGGCTGGCGGGCAGCGAGTGCTGCGCGATCGTTGGGAGCTCGTCGCAACACCGCTCGATTGTTACAGCCTGTGAACGGCCATGGCCGTAGGGTCGGCAAGGACCGATGATGACCTCACGGGAGGCGACTCCCACCACCCCATCAGATCAATGACCACGTTGCAAGCTCGCCTTCACCACAACCGCCAAATCCAAGACAGCGTCGCCGGCCTGATCATCAAGCACAACGACCAAGCGGAGATCCGCGACGCCCTTGTCGCCGAGCTCCTGCGACTGGTGGCCGAGTCTGCCGGGATCGAGCGACAGCTGCTCGCAGCCTGAGCGGCTCACCATCCCATCGCTTTCATCACCATGCCCCGCTTCAAGATCAACTACCGCGACATCTCGCCGAAAGGCGATGTGATCGGCCGCGGCCTTCTGATCGACGCTGACTGCTTGGAAGACGCCGAGGCCCGCGCCTGCCTGCTGGCCCGCGGCGACGAAGACATCGAGTCTGTGCGCCTGTTCTGGTCCCGTGAGGTGGCGTGATGGCACCGCGCATCATCTACCAGTCGCCCGCCAACGCCAACACGCCAGGCGCGGGCTGGACGATCACCCAAGACCCGACCTTCAGCCGCAATCCCAATCTGGTGCGCTTCTACCGCAACAACGGCCAGCGCAAGCTGCTCGATCAGATCGCCAAGTGGGATCCTTACGAGCAAGCCTGGACAGCCAGTCGCTGGCTGCCGAAGCCGCCAATCGTGCCGCAGTGGCTGATCGACAAGGTGGTGGCCCACATGAGCTTCGAGGATCGGGCCTGATGTTCAACCCCGACTTCTACCCCACGCCTGCCATGACCCCTGACAACACGCTGCTCGGCCGCTGCCTCGTGGCTTACGAGGAAGCCTTCGAGCAAAAGATCAGCAGCTGGCCCGATTCATCAGCTCGCCGCCGCGGCGTCGCCGCGGTGCTGGAACATTTGGCGGCTGAGATGCTGGTGCTCAACCAGCGCGACGATCGCCTGACCGTTCACCAGCTGGCGCGCATCCTGACGCTGGAAGCCGCCGGCGAGCTGGCCGGCTGGGACGAAGAACCGGACGACGAGCCCGAAGACGACTGGCGCGATCACCCCAGCCTGACGCCTGAACAACGCAACCCCAACCTCCGATGACTGACTACCGAGCAACGCCCGAGCAGTGGGCCGAGACAGAGCAATGGGCCGAGCACAAAGACAACTCTGACGCCTGCATCCTCGAACTCCGCGCCAGGGTCGAGGCGCTGGAGATAGCCGAGAACGACCGCCGCTACCGCGAGTGCTCCAAGCTGATCGACGAGGCCACGCCAAAGCAGATCCGGGCCGCTGTCGCTCCCGCCAGGTCGCTGGTAGACCGAGTTGCCCGCGCCATTGGCCGAGACGATGAACCCATCAACTGGGAGCCAGAATCACGCGCCGCGATCCGCGAGGTGGCGGCGTGGATGCGCGAGAAGGAAGGCGGTGAGTTCATCATCCGGCGCCTTGAGCTGGAGGCCGAGCGATGAGCTCCGACCTGAAGGCCACACTCGAAGAGCGCGGCCAACGCTACGGGCGCTTCACCGGCCACGCGCGCATCACCCAAGAGCTGAAGCACGTGATCGCTCAGCACACGCCGCTCGGCCGGACGCGCGCCGATGGCACGCATGGCGACCATCTGGCCCCGGACCAGCAGGAAGCCCTCGACATGATCTGCCACAAGATCGGCCGGATCATCAACGGCGACCCGGACTATGCGGACAGCTGGCACGACATCGCCGGCTATGCGCAGCTCGTCGCCGATCGGCTCAACGGCCTTGAGCGATGAGCCGCCTTGCCGCACTGATCCTGGTGCTTTGGGCGCTTGCGGCCCTCAATGACCAACACACCCAACACCTCAAGAACGATGAGCAACGAATACAAAGCCGATCCGGCGCTCTGGGATGCTGCCGAGCGTTTCGGGCGGAACACCATGGACATGGTGAATTGTCTGCTTGAACTCCGCGCCAGGGTCGAAGCGCTGGAGGCCACTCAGCACACGCACCCTGAGCAGCCCGACGCAGACCCTGCGGCACCAGCCCCCGCCAGCACCCTGGTGGAGCGGGTGGCCTGTATATGCGCAGACTTCGCTTCCACCGCGAAAGCCGGTCAGTCGGCCAAGCCCGTCGCCCGCGCCGCGATCCGCGAGGTGGCTGCATGGCTGGAGGAGCATTACGGCGGACCGACTGCATCATCTACCGCCTTGGAGCAGGAGGCCGAGCGATGACTGACACCTTCCGCCCTGGCGACATCTGGCAGCATAACAAAGGCATGGGCCGCCTCTACGTCACCGACAAGACCTCCGACCTGCATCCCGGATGCTGGAAGTGCTACTGGTCCATGAGCGGCAATCCCAACGCGCCGTGGACCTTCATGGACCTCAACCGGACTGAAGGGTTCACGCTGGTTAATCGGTTTGGCGAACAGGACGAAAACGGGGAATGGAGGCTGAAGCGATGAACACGCTCGCAACCGCCTGGATGCTCGGCTGCCTCACCGGCTGGTTCATGGGTATCACCGTGGCATCACGTCGTCGCCCCACGTGCCGAGAGTTGATGCGCGACCCCGTGCGCCAGCCCAGCTTTGCTGAGCTGCTGATGCCGCCACACCGTAGGCCCAGCACACCGAAGCCAGACATCATCCCCAAGCCGCAGTTCCCACCGCCCCGAACTACTGAACCATGACCGACCGATTCCAGGCCATTGCCCTGGCCTTAGGGCTGACCATCCTGGCCATCGCCCTCTGGG